GCCCAAAGGCAATGCTTCTACTGTTATTTTAACATCTCTTCTTAGATGTTCTGATTTAGTGTCTGTATTTGGGTCGTTTACATCGGCCATAGCTTCTGCATCAGACATGTACTCTTTACCTGTTACAGTGTTGGTAAGAGTTACCTCACTCTGAGGTGTAATAATAGGCACTCTTTTACCGTTAATTTCTTCGTATCTCAATGATGCTTCTTGTTCAATAAATGGCATTATGTCCTCGTTATTTGTAATATTGCAGCTGTCATCTTTATAACACCAGTGGTTGCAGCTTGCATCTTTAGTATGTCACCCTCTTCTAATATTAAAATATTATTAAAGGTTAGCATATCCGCGCTATCGCTAGCATTTACTACGTTTGTGCTAAACTCAAAGTCAGTGCTAGCAGAGCTGTCTCTAACTTTAGTCGTAACAGTCAAAGCAGAACCATGCGTATTAAATAGTCTTATGGTTTTTATAATAGATGTTGTAGCTGTTGGAGAAGTATACATACTTACATCTGACCCAGCTGAACTAATTGTTGCTTGTATATTTTTATAAACATTTGCCATTACGATAAAAAGAAATTAAATCTTTGTTGTTCCTCTTTTTCTGTTTCTAGAAACGTTGAATTAAGTTGTTCTACAACCGTAGTCAAAGCTCTGTTAATTTGTTTTTGGTTAGAGATATCGTACTCTAATTTTGGTTCTGGTAATCTTACTACTATCTTAGCCATTATACTCCTCCTCCCAAAGTTCCAGTTGAACCTACAGCACTCGGACCTTCTCCGCCCGTTCCGCCGTATCCTCCGTCACTTCCAGAATCGATAGTGCTTCCTCCGCTTCTAATTCGCGAAGCTAGTCTTCTTTTTTCCTCTAAGTCTATTTGTCTTAATCGTTCAGCCTCTTTTTCAGCTCGTCTGTCTTCTTGTTGTTGGAAGTAATCAAACACTTTAGGAGTTTTTGCTCCAATCACAGCTCCAAGAATCGCTGTAAGAGGACTAAAGCCAAACAACACTGAGCCTAATCCTGCTCTCATTAAATTAGATTTTCTACTATCATCGAATAAAGACAATCCTTTATCTGCAAAAAACCCTAGACCTTCTCCAGCTTTATCTCTTAATTCTTTTAGATAAGATCTAAAACCAATCTTACCTGTATCATTAATATCAAACTCAACACCATACTCTGGCCTAAACGGTTTTGCGACTGGTAATTCAACAGAACCAATACCAGTTTGTGGTATATCTAAATATGAAAGAGCATCTCCTAAATTTATTGCCATTATCTTCTACCGTCCAGTTGTAAGTCTAATGTTAATGTGCCAAATCTCCATGACTGACTAGCATTATCATTTTCTATTTTTATATTTGCGTATCGTCCTCTTGTTCTAGTATCAACTTTGTTTGTTGATGACGTAATCGTAAAAGGACTTAACGTAGTTGCAGTATCGGTTTGTTGTGGAAACCTTTTTACTGACATAGTTATCTTAGCATTACCTACAAGATTTTTAAAGTCTGGTAATATTCTTCGCATAAATAAAAAGAACTGGCCTGATGTGCCCTCTAAATCTAAATCAAAATCAAACGATGTTATGTTTGATGTTACTGTTGTAGTTGTTCCATCAGGATTAATTTGATCTGTGCCTATCTCATGTTCAAACAATGTGGTCTGTCCTAATCCTGATACACCAACTATTTCAGGAAAAGTACCTTCTGCAGTAGAATCAAATTTTGTTCCAAAAGGTTTTGGATAAATTGTTCCGTCTATCCAACTTGTTCTAGCCTCTGTTCCTATGTACCAAATAGGTAGCTGTCTACTTTCACCATAATTATAGATTACATACTGATCATTGTATGTTGATGAAGTGGTAGGATAATACCAAGTTACTTCACCAAAAAGATTATTTAGTCCAGCGTTTACTTGTTGACCTTTTGTAATATCTAATTGATCGAATACATAATCTTCTACAGAGCAAGGAAGTGTTTTAACTGTACCATCGTATAAAAAGAAACCGTTGGGACTCATCCAATAAGCGACACCATCTACCTCAACCGCAGCATTCTTACCTATAAGTCCACAGTTTGTACCTACTTGTTCAAAACCAAATGTAAAAGGTGCACCTATAAATTTCATGGTATATAGTGCATTGTCCGTCCATATTAGAATTGTTTCTTTAGCTTTTAATGATCCGATAATTCTACTACCATCTTGTAATCTTTGTGTGCCTGCAGCATTAGTTACAGAGGGAGCATATGTATTTATATCCTCTTGATCAGAAAATCTTATAAACATATCATCTTGCGTTGTAGGATCACCTATTGTTGTTTCTGTTCCAAGATGAATTAAGTGTCTTGTTGTTGGTGATATTAAGCTAGCTCTTGTTGCAGTAGGATTATTACCTGTTGCAAAACCAGAAGTAGTTGTTGCAGCTCTTGTTGTTAAAGGTAGTGTGCCTCCTGCATCCCAAGTAAATGTTTTACCATTAGCAATCGTTGCTACTAACACTTGTCCAAAATTATCTAATGACCAAAGTCCTGGTTCTAGTTGCACCGTTGATGCAACTGTTGCTTCACCCCAGTCAGAAAAGTTTGTAGCATCTGTTACAGCTGTCCCATCTGAGTGAGCAGCTTTGCTTGTTCCATTTACCTCTCTTACAATAGATTGTAAATTAGCACCAGCAATAGATGCATAAGATATCAATTCCTCTTCTACCAATATTCTACCAGCAGAGGTAAAGTTTGTTGTTGAAGTTAATGTAATATTTGTTCCAGATCCACCCGTACCGTTTGTATCATTTAATAATGCACCGTTTAAAGTTGATGTTGCAGCACCAGCTACAGATCCTTGCCACTCAGATATACCCCAACCATAACCATAAGACTGTGCAGCTGGACCTATTCTAACATAAGGTGCAATATCTATGCTGCCACCAGGACCAGCGTTTGCTGGTGTGCCTGACGTTGTAACTGTTACTTGAAACTGTGTAGCATTTAAAACATTTGTAACTTGAAATTTTTTACCATCAAAATCAGAGGTAGAATAACCACTACTACCTGGCAACGTGGTGTCATCTAAAAAAACAATATCACCAGGTTCTAAACCATGGGCAGTGCTACTTGTAATTGTTACTAAGCTTGATCCTGAAAATGTTTGTATAGTTGCATTTGTTATTTGAGTGTCTAGTGGTGTAATATCATAAAGCTGACCTTCAAAATATAATAATAAAAGTTTATCTGTTCCGATGGCCACGTATCTATTTCCATCAAGATCTACAAACGGAAACATCTTTCTAGCTACACCAACAATAGTATCTGTAACTAAAGAGGACCAACCACCTACCTTTTCTGGTAGTTGATATCTAAATCTTACATTATTGCAATCTACCCAACGTCCTTCTGCTCCGACAGTTGTGTTTTGTTTATCTATTCCAGGTGCAAAATTAACTCTTGTAAGAGGCATAGTTCATCCCCCTACGCAGTATTTGTTTTGAAAGCCCAGCCACGAGTTGCATCAACGTATACTAAAGTTATAGCTTGACCATTTGTTGATAAAGTTATGTTGGCAGCAGAACTATTTATATTGTGACCGTTTCTATTTATAATTAGATTATTAGACTGAAAAGTTCCTCTAGCATCTACTATCACTATCTCATCACCAGTCGCAGCTGAGGAAGGTAATGTAATTGTAATTCCTGCAGTTGTTGTATTTGTTAAAAGTTGATCACCAGCCACTGCAATATATGTTGTTACCGAAGCTGAGTTTACAGTTCCATAACCTTTTGATAATAATCCTAGTTTCATGTTTGTGCCATCTGACACAACTGCAACAGACGCACCTATTGGTATAGGCACACTTGTTCCACTGGCTGTTTGAACAGATAGAGAAAAGAGTGTGGAACCACTACCTCTAGTCGTAGAGTCTTTTACGATAATAGATCTTTCTGCACCACTAGGCATAGTTAAAGTTCTATTTCCAGTTAAAGTTCCGGTTAATTCATAAAAAGCATTTTTACCATCAGAGGTTGCACCATTAGTTAAAGTAAGTGTAACATCTCCAGAGGCCATGGATTGACTTAAATATCCTGTGGCTGATTGTTCTAAAATTTGTAAATTTGTATTTGTTATTGTTCCCCATAGACCAGCTTTTTCACCGGTTGCTATAAGTTCTAATTTTGTATCTGTAGAAAAACTTGATGCCATATTAATAAGGTTCTATTGGTGTCCAGACCA